GCGCGCGCGGCCCTTTACAATAACACCCGTGACAATCGCGGGCTTATCATGCTTGACAAAACCGACGAGGATTTTGTTAATGTCAGTACGCCTTTATCGACCGTCGATAAAATTTTAGCGCAGTCGCAAGAGCAAATGGCTTCAGTTGCGCAGATCCCCCTAATCATTCTTTTAGGCATTACGCCAACCGGGCTAAACGCGTCGGCCGAGTCGGAACTTGACGTTTGGGCGCAACGCGTAAAGGCCGAACAAGAAAAAGAAGTTCGTCCGCGCCTTCAAGATATTATTGAAATTATTCAAGTGGCCGAATTTGGCGAGGTTGATCCGTCTATCGGATTTGAGTTTGTGCCGCTGCGTGAAATGTCAGAACTTGACGAGGCTACGATACGTAAAACCGAAGCGGACACGGATGCCGTATATATTCAATCCGGGGTTCTCGATCCCGAAGATGCGCGCAACCGAATCGCTAATGACGAAAAGTCGCTTTATCACGGGGTTGCATTGCAAACGCCGGAACCACCGGAACCACCGGGCGGCGCGTTTGGTGACGACGAGGGCGAGGGCGACGATCCGCCGGCACAAGATGGCGACTGGCACGAGGACGACCACCCCCGTGCGGAAAACGGACAATTTGGATCCGGCGGCGGGTCTAGGGAAGTCGCCGCTAATGAAAAAGGGCGGCATAAAGTGGAGTATGCCGACCGAAACGGACGACGCGTATTCCAAACGTTCAATAGCTTGGCCGATGCGCATAACTTTATTAGGGACGCGCACCCGTCCGTGCGTAAAACCGCTACCGTTTCACAAAACAAGCCGGACTTTAGCGCAAGCCATTTTGCAGATAGGCACCTTGATTCGGGCGTAAACGAGCAATCGATTCTTGCGCACTTTCCGCCAGACACGAAAAGCAAAATCACCGACAGATTGCAAGAGGTCGAAAAACGACAATCGACCCACGAAAAATACAAAGACGAAAACGGGAACTACACGCCGGAACGTCAAGCGTTACATGAAAAAATAATAGCGCATATTTTAAGCCCGGAAGTTATCGAACGGGCACGTCCGGCCGACGGGCAAAAGCCGACCTATTTCATTTTAGGCGGCCGCGGTGGATCCGGCAAATCTAAATTTAAGGATTTATTGCCGGGCGTTAGCAATACGGTATATCTCGACGCCGACGAAATTAAGGGTGCCTTGCCAGAATATGAAGGATGGAACGCGGCCGAAGTTCACGAGGAATCGGGCGACATTTTCGACGAGATAACCAAACGCAGCAAAGCCTTAGGTCTCAATCTCGTACACGACGCCACTATGAAAACGCCAAAAAAAGCGGAGTCTTTGGTTCGAGGCTTTAAGGACGACGGATACCGTATTGAAGCGCACTATATGCACTTGCCGCGTCAGGAAGCGGCCAAACGCGCCGTCGAAAGATTTTTAAATAGCGGGCGACTTGTGCCGCCCGCCATAGTTTTAGGGAATACCGAAAACGAAAAAGCTTTTGACCTCGTCAAAGAATTGGCCGACAATTGGTCGTTTTGGGACAATCACGTCCCCCGTGGCGAACCACCAAAACGAATCGCGTCTAAGACTTAGGTTCGTCTTTTTCAGGTTCTTTTTCCGCCCATTTTTGACGGGCCGCCTCAACGAAGCTTTTGCCGGCTTCGCTTAGCGGCTCTTTGTTTACCGGACGACAGTCAAAATCGTCCAAGTTTTCGTGGTTTAATTCAGGCACTTTAAAATCTCTTTCGCGGCATAGATACCCGCATTATTTAGGTTGCGTTGCCAAGCCCCAACGCTAGGCGCCCAACGAAACCCCCGACCCTTTAGAAGTTTGATTACTTCGGGCGCAGGTTTGCCGGGAAATTTTAATTGAACCCGTTGCATTTCGACGTTTTCAATTATGACGACCCCGTCAATTTCGACTACTTTAGTTTCTTTTGCAAGGGATTTTTTCAATTGCTCAAGACGTTCCGCAGTCCGGGCGATATTAGCGCGGCTATTGGCAACAAAGAAGCCCCAATGATGGCCGCCGTAATTTTTGCTAAGGGCGTGCTTAACGGCATTGTCGTCAAACCCCAATTCTTTAAGAAACGGGCCGGCTTCGTCGCCGTGGGCGCGTATGGCCTTATTGCCAGCGAGCATCATTTCGTGATTTGATTTAAGGTCCGCTAATTTCGCCTCTAATTTGGCCACGGCTCCCGGGTCGTTCGCGCGGATTGGATCCCCCGGCAACCCGTGAGGATAGGCCAAGCGTTCTAATCTTTTAATCGCGGCGCTAACATGTAAGCCAACTTCATTGTCGACTTTGCGGGCACGGTCTAAAGCTTTTTGATTGCGCGCAACAGGGAAGCGGGCCGGGCCGGCCACGGCACTAGAAGCGCACCGGCTTTGCGCAGCCCAATAAATTTGAGTAACGCGGATATGACGCTCGATTAGAGCCTCGACCACGTCGGCCGGGCTTCCGTATTTGGCCGCGGCTTCGTCAATTCGTTGGATCCGGGCGGCCAAGTAAAGGTCTTGTTCGGCCGCGCGTTTTTCCGGGTCGAAGCTTGACCAAGAAAAAATCCCTTTGTCGCATTTTGGTATTACTCGCATTTTTCATTCTCCTATCTACAAAAAGACCTTATGCGTATATGACGACGCCGTCAATACCTAAACGCAGTTTTATTTTACCACCGCATTAACTAGATATTCCCCGTTAAGAATTTGGTTCGGTAAATATTTGACGCTTAGAAACCCGCCGGACCGGATCAAGTCGAGGGTGACGCTTTTCGCGACGTAAAGAGTACGACACGACACCGTGAACAAATCCCCGTCAATCGCGACGGCGTACGCGCCGCGGTTCCGTTTTTGCAATACGTCTAAAAATTCTTTTTCCATTAGTTAATCCCCTTATGCGTAATTGCTATAAGCTTTTGGCGCGCCGTCCCAAATCCACGCGCGAATGCTTTCGTCTATGTTGACGCCGGCTTTATATTTTCTAAGCATTGGTTCGCCAACGAAAACGCCTATTTTCGGCATTTTGCGGCCCGACATGTCGTGGCCGTTATAGTCGCAAATTTCGCCGATCTGCTGCACAATGACGCTACCTTTGCCACGTTTGGCAAGCACTTGGTAAAACTCGACGTTAGTTTGCTCGTATCCCCAACTTGAATAAAGCACGTCACCGACCTTTAGAGCCGCGTATTCTTGCGCGCTGCGGGCGTCACGTTCGGCCACATATTCGGCGTCACGCTTTGCGCGCTCTATCCACAATCTGCATTGTTCGGCCACGTAGGCCGCGCGATGTTCGGCGCTTGGGAAACCGTAAAAGAACGCGGGATTTATGGCTTTACCTTTAAAAGCTTTGGCCACGAAACGCCCTTCGCGTTCGTAAAGATAAACGACCGCGTCAACACCTTTAGGCCGTATTACCGCGCTAAAGTTTTGTGGAATGCTGCGTTGTTTTTTCATGTCTAAAATCTCCTATCCATACACAAACCTTATACGTATATGACGACGCCGTCAACCCTTTTACTGCACAATTATTTTTGCCAAGAGCCACACGCAAACGAGAATACATAAAGCGTACCCGGCCGCCTCGATCATAGCGTAATGTTCGTCTTTCATAGCGTAAATCCTTCTATAGCTTTGCGTATCCCTTCACTTGCCGAACCACCGCCGATAGCTTTGGCGCGTTCGATTGTAGCGTCGTCGAGGTATAGCGTGCGCGGCCGCCCGGTACGAACGGGACGAGGCCCCAAACCCGCGGCGTTAAAGCGACGAAGTTCCGCCCCCGTGATAATGGCGTGAATCGCTTTTGGATCCGATAACAATGCCGACACGTCTCCCGACACTATCGGACAAGCACGGGGGTTTTCGTGGTTCATGCGACAAAGCGGGCGGCGGCCGGTCGAAGTGGAAACCCCGATAAAATAGTCAAGTTTCGACTCGTTTAAATAAATTTCGCCGTTTGGTTCAATTCTAATCATTTTATTTTACTCCAAAAAAGTTCGATTGCTCTTTGTTGCGACTTAAAGCCGCGGTCCATATACCTCGGCACTCTAAGGATTATTTCTTGCATTTCTTTTTTCCTTCCGTTCGGCGGCCATTTCGGCTTTATAATTCCGAACCATATAAGCGTTTATGTTTTGGTACGAACGAAACGCGGCGTGTAAGCGGGCTTTTTGCCTTTGATAGTTGGGGTCCCGACGGACTTCGTCAGAATGCGAACCGTCGGGACGTTTTGGGAATTGGTCTACGGCTTTTTGCGCGTCGTCCAATTGCGACTTAATAAGTTCGCGCATTACAGTGGCGTGCTTATAACTCATGTTTTTAGACTCCTATCCATATGCAAACCTTATGCGTATATGACGACGCCGTCAATAGCCCAATTGCAAATAATTTTGTTTTTGTGTAAATACTTTCAGCATGGATTTGAAACCGATAAAACCCAACACCGGGACGGGCGCCCGTTACGAAAAGCAATTAACGGAATTGGTCAAGGAAATGGCCGACTCGGTTTTGTATTGGACGCGCGCGAAGTATCGGGCCGAAATGGCGCTCGATGCGTCGCCAGCCGAAGAGTTACGCGCGGCGATCCAAAGACTGCGTAAGCGGTGGACGCGTAAGTTTACCGAATTGGCGCCAAAATTGGCGGGCGCCTTCGTTCGCAGCGCAACCGGCGGGGTCGACCGGGAACTAATGCGACTTTTAAAAGATCACGGGTTCACGGTTAAGCCCGTCATGTCGCGCGGCGTCGCGGACGTGGTGCAAGCCAAAATTGTCGAAAATGTAAGCTTAATAAAATCTATCCCCGAACAATATTTTACGGCAATCGAGGGGCAAGTTATGCGGTCGGTACAAGCCGGGCGCGACATTGCCGGCTTAACCCGTGAAATTGAAGCGTCTTACGGTGTCACGCGGCGTCGGGCGGCACTAATCGCCCGCGACCAAAATAACAAGGCGTCCGCGGCCATGCAAACCGCCCGTCAAATCGAAATGGGTTTCTACGAAGCGACATGGTACCATAGCGGTGGCGGGCGCCACCCGCGGCCGTCTCATGTCGCTTTTAACGGCAAAACCTTCGACGTTCGAGTCGGGGCGCTTATTGACGGGGAATATATCCAACCGGGCGAAAAAATAAATTGCCGTTGCTATCGACGAATAAAATTGCCGTCTTTACAATTGCCCAAATAAGCCGTATTTAAAATGAAATGAACAAACCGCTTTTAGCATTAGATAAGTCCATGCGCACCGTCGACAAAGACGGGCGGTTGCACGTCGCGGCGGGCAATCCGATAAGCAAAGCCACGGTGTCGCCTTATATGGGGCGCGAAATACCCGGCTATGAAGATTTAAAGCTTGATGGCGAACGCGTCTACTATCTTTTGCGCGACCCTACCGAACTTGCAAAAGCGGTGGAAACTTTTAACAACCTACCGATTCTTAATAAGCACGTCCCGGTCAATGCCGCGGCGCCGTCGCAAGAATTAGTAGTAGGGTCGACCGGGACAGACGCAAGTTTTGACGACCCGTATTTGACCAACAGTTTAGTAATTTGGGTGCAAGATTCTATTGATCTAATCGAAAGCGAAGATCAAAAAGAACTTAGCGCAGCATACTATTACACGGCGGATATGACGCCGGGTAGTTACGAGGGCTTGAAGTTTGACGGCGTTATGCGTAATATCGTCGGAAACCACGTGGCGCTTGTAAGAGAAGGTCGCGCGGGTCGTGACGTTGTAGTTGGCGATTCTAGCCACAATTTGAGGGTATCAGGAATGATAAACAGTCGTAAAGCATTATTGGTAGGGGGCGCGGTGGCCGCGCTACTTATGCCAATGTTGGCACAAGACGCCCGCTTGGATCTTGAAAAGATTGTAGGCGACGTCACCCGTGACAATTTCAAAACGAAAAAATCGGCAATTGTCGATCGTATCACTAAGGCCACAAAAGGCAAATTGGCACAAGACGCCGATTTGGACGGAGTCATGTCTTTACTTGACGCGCTTGAAAAAGTCGACGACGGCGAACCGGACGGCGACGAAGTTAAGCCGGCGATTGATGCGGACGAAGGCGCGGCGGATCCAATGGCGCAAGTTATGGATTTTCTAAAAGGCAAACTTTCGGACGAAGATTTGGCGCAATTGACCGCGCTTCTAGGCGGCGGCGCTGCGGTTGACGCAGATCCGGGTCTTGAAGATGACGACGACGAAAACAAATTCGACAAAGGCGCTATGGACGCAGCTATCGCGGCGGCCCTTGCTAATGCCGAGGCCATTTCAGAGGCTAAAGAAGTCGTTAGTCCGATTATCGGCAAAATCACCGGTAAATTTGACAAAGCGTCGGACGTTTATAAATTGGCCCTAGACGCCAAATCAATCGACGTCACCGGTGTTCACGAATCCGCGTATCGCGTATTGGTCGAACAAATCCAAAGGCCCGCTCGTACGGTTATTGCACAAGATGCAAGCACTCGTGACGATTTGGCTAAAGACTTTCCACACGCTAACCGTCTTTTGACGGTTTAAGGGGTTAAACATGCCTTTTCAAAATTCTTTTAATATTCAACCGGGCGTAGCCGTTGCGGGCGATTTTGCAAGTGCAAATCCGCGCTCGTCATTGCTAAGTGGCGCCGGTAAATTTGTCGCAGGTGCGGCAGGTTTAACGGCGGGTCTTTTCGTATGGCACGACGGATCCGACGACACCAAGCTAAACAACTATGGCGCGGGCGCCCCGGCGGGCTTCCTTCACCGTGAACAAAGCGCGCTTATTACGGCGTTTTTGGCGGAATCGGGCGGCCTTATTCAACCCGGCACAGAAGTCGACGCGTTTAACGCCGGCGATTTTTGGGCTAAAAATGACGGCGCGACCGCCGTTACTCGTGGCATGAAAGCTTATGCAAACCAAGTTACCGGTAAGCTATATTTTGGCGCTACGGGTGGTTTGTCGGCGGCAACGTTCACGGGTGAAATTGCCGCTAGTGTCTTAACTGCGTCGTCCGTAACTGGAACGCTTGCAGCGGGCCAACCTATCACCGGCACCGGTGTTGCAGCAGGTACTTATATCGGCGCGCAATTAACTGGCACGGCGGGCGGCGCGGGTACTTATTCCGTAGTCGGCGATACGACCGCGGCAAGCACGTCAATGACTTCGTACCTTGGTACAGAGTCCCGTTGGGTTGCACAAAGCGCGGGCGCGGCGGGCGAACTAATCAAAATTTCAACAACACCGGAAGGCTAAGGCGCTATGCGAAACGCTAAGTTACATTCTATTTGTCAACAGTTCGGCATTGTTTTGCCGCCAAGCGTGACAGACTTCACCAACCCGGAATTTAAGCACAATATTAACGTTGCAATGGACGCCCAACCGGGCCTAATTACGACGGGCAATAACGGCATTCCGGCGTATTTAACGAACATTATCGACCCGGAAGTGATCCGTATTTTAACGACGCCAAACGCGGCGGCCGAAATTTACGGTGAAGCACAAAAAGGCGCGTGGACCGACCGAACAATCACTTTCGTGGTTGCCGAATCTACGGGCGAAGTGGCGTCTTACGGTGACTATTCCGAAAATGGTTCGTCCGGCGTAAACGTTAATTTTCCACAACGTCAAAGTTATTTCTACCAAATCATGTCGCAGTATGGCGACAAAGAGGTGGAGATGGCCGGCCTTGCGAAAATTAACTACGTTTCCGAAATTGATATTGCCGCGGCATTGCTTTTGAATAAATATCAAAACGATACATATTTTTATGGTGTTGCCGGCCTTCAAAATTACGGCGCGTTAAACGACCCGGCTTTGCCGGCGTCAATTTCGCCTATCACTAAAGTAGCGACCGGCACGGCATGGGACAATGCCACCGCGTTGGAAATTTTTAACGACATTATTAAATTGTTCACGAATTTGGTAACGCGCGTTAAAGGTATCCAAGTCGACCGTTCGACTCCTATGACTGTCGTCATGTCGCCAAGCCGCGAAGCCCTTTTAACCAAAACTAACGAATACAACGTGAACGTTTCGGACCTTTTGGCTAAAAACTTCCCGAACTTGAAAATCAAAACCGCTATTCAATTGACCACGCAGTCAGGCGAATTGATGCAATTGTTTGTCGACAAAGTCGAAGGCAAACAAACCGGTTTTTGCGCATTCCCGGAAAAATTACGTTCACACGGTTTTGTACGTGGTTCGTCGTCTACCCGTCAGAAAAAGTCACAAGGTACTTGGGGCATGATTTGGCGCTATCCGGGCTTTGTTTCCTCAATGCTTGGCATATAAGCCACAAACCACCAAGACGGGCGCCCACAAAGCGCCCGTTCCCTTCTAAGCCGTAACATAAGGATCCTAATCATGGCGGACAAAGTAGTAATAGGTTGCAAATTGCCAAACGGCATTATTTTAGACCACGGCGGCAAAACCGTGGAATTGCGCGGGTCGCGTATACCTCTAAACGAGGACGGCTCGCCCGTTTCTAATCGCTTAATTATCGGGGGGTACGGTACGACCGAAGTCGACAAAGATTTTTGGGACGCTTGGAAAGCCGTAAATTGCCCTAAAGGTAAAATGGAATCGTGGTTTGCCCCAATGCGCAGCGGTGCGATTTTTGAAGCACCAACCCAAGCCGACGCCACGGCGACCGCACAACTTCAAGCGGACGTATTAAAAGACGATCCGTCAATCAAAGGCTTGGACCGTAAAAAGACAGTTCAAGGTGTTGCGGAATTAGTGGACGACGACAAATAAAGGATTACGGCTATGGTTGGAATAGTGACTTTTGATTACGCAGCTTGGAAAGCGCGCTACCCAACTTTAGCCGAATTTACCCCGGAAACGGTGGCCGTCGAAATGTTTAACGAGGCGACCTTATATTGCGACAATACGGATCGGTCGCGCGTACCTTACGCGCCCCCCACCGTGACAACCCGCGCGACACTATTAAACATGCTAGTCGCGCACATTGCCGCCCTTGGCGACCCGGCGCGTGCCGGTATTGTAGGGCGAATCAGTTCCGCCGGACAAGGCGGCGTAAACGTTTCAACAGAATTACAAGCGCCCGGTACGGCCGCATGGTTCGCACAAACGCAATACGGCCTTAACTTTTGGCAAGCATCCGCAGCGTATCGCATGGCGCAATATGCACCCGGCCCACAACCTTTTTACCAACCCCGGCCAATTTATAGGCGCCGATAATGGCGACGATTAGTGGGGGCGATAAAGCCGACGAATATCTAAAAGAATTGGGGCGTCGATTGGGCGCCGGCAAAGCTTTGAAAGTCGGCTTTTTCGAAGGGTCGACGCACCAAGACCACAACGGCGATAGTGTACCCACCGCGTATATAGCCGCGCTTCAAAACTTCGGTTTCGGCCCAACGCCGCCGCGACCGTTTTTTACAAACGTCGTCCGCGACGAGTCGGCCGGTTGGGGGGACACGCTTAGCGATTGCATGGCCCGGACAAATAATGACACTAAGAAAGCACTGGCTTTGCTTGGCGACCACATAGCGGAGCAAATTCAACGGTCGATTACGGCAATCACAAGCCCGCCGCTTTCAGACATAACGCTAATGTTGCGCAAGATGCGGTCGGACGATCAAAGCCTAATCGTTACGGGTAAAACCGTAGGCGAAGCGGCCAAACGTGTCGCAGCGGGCGAATCTTATGGCGACGTTTCAACCAAGCCGCTAATTGATTCGGGGGACATGCAAGACGCCGTCGAGTGGGAAGTAGTGACATGAATTTAAATGCGTTAGCAAACGGCATGATTACGGCCATAAACCCGAATATTAAAGGCAAAGTCCTTGTCAGTATCGGAAACGAAACGCAAGAGGACGGCACGGTTAAGCCCGTATTCCGCGAAGTTAGCGACGCGGCATTGCAGATCCAAGCCACCACCGGCCAAGATTTAACACACGTCGACGCTATTAACGTGCAAGGCATTTATCGCACCATATTCGCCAACCGTGAACTTAACGGCGTCAATCGTTTTGGTGGCCGCGGCGGTGATATGATCCAAATAAACACGGGTTTAACCGGTAAAGTCGACACGTGGCTTGTTACTCAAGTTTTAGAGCCGTGGACGGGTTCTGGTTGGACGAAGGCGTTCATTGTGCTACAAGGCCCAAATGTAATTGACGGAATAGTTATAAAATGACGACCGAGTCGAATGTTTTTACGGCGCTTCGTGCGTTTCTTTTAGCCGCGGCACCCGATTTAAAAGAATGCGTGCAAGGCCAACAGAATGCGATCGCCGGGCCGGCTTCGGACAATTACGTCGTAATGTGGCCCACGTCTAGACAACGTTTAGCAACCAACAATCGCGAATATGATCCTAACACGGGCATTCGTGGCGTGTCGGCGTCGACGCAAGTCGTAGTCCAAATTGACGTCCACGGTTCTAAATGCGCGGACATTACACAGCGAATTACGACGCTATTCCGCGACGTGTACGCCACCGAATTTTTTAAAAGCCTTGATTTAGGCGTCACGCCATTGTATTGTGATGATGGCAAGCAACTACCTTTTTCAACCGGGGAAAAATCTTGGGAGAATCGATGGGTTTTGTACGCCGAATTACAAATCACGCCGACCGTATCGACAACTTATCAATTTGCGGATACATTAGGCCCCGAACTCGTCGAAGTCGACACAACTTATCCGGAGTAACCTAATGGTTCAAAGCATTCCCGCTAGTAAGATAGTCAACATTATTCCTAATGTTATCGCGGCCGGCGGCGCCGCGATGGTGCTATCAGGCTTAATTTTAACCGATAGCGTCCGCTCGCCGATCGGTTCGGTTTTAGAATTTAACAGCGCCGCGGCCGTAACGGCATATTTCGGCAGCGGATCCGCCGAAGATACGATAGCAACGTCGTACTTTGCGGGGCCAAACGGGGCTTCAATTCGCCCGGCGCAATTATTTATTACGCAGTACAACCAAGCGGACGTCGCAGGTTGGGCGCGTGGTGGCGTGGTGGATTTGGCAACAGTCAAAGGCATTACGTCCGGCACCCTAACCGTGACAGTAAACGGCACCGCCAAAACTTCGTCGGCGCTTAATTTGTCAGGCGCTACGTCGCTTTCAAACGCGGCGGCGCTTATACAAGCGGCCTTTACGATTCCGGGCTTTACAGTAGCGTATGACAGTATTTTAGGCGGGTTCGTTATTACGTCCGCAACTACCGGCGCAGCGTCGACTATAGCAGTCACGGACGGCACAAATGCCGGTCTTTTGAAGCTTAATTCCGCGGGTGGCTTGGTAACAAGCGCCGGCGCGGTCGCAGCGGTTCCGGCGGCCTTTATGGACGCCGTGGTCGCACAAAATCAAGCATGGTTTGGTTTTACTACGTCTTTCAATGCCAGTGTTGCGCAGGGCACCGCGTTTGCTGCGTGGACCAATGGTCAAAACAAACGCTATTGGTACGTGTGTTGGACTACCGACGCGAACAATTTAACGGCCAACCCGTCTAATACGACAATGGCCGCTATTAAAGCCGCGTCGTATGGCGGCACCACCGTGTTCTACGCCCCCAATAATACCTACAAAGTAGCCGCCCTTGCTCTTTCATGGGCCGCGTCATTAAACTTTGCCGCGACGGACGGTCGCACTACCTTAGCGTTCCGGTCGCAAGACGGTCTTGTGGCCGACGTAAATTCAGCGGCCAATTTCGACTTGCTACAAGCGAACGACGTTAATTTTTATGGCGCGTATGGTACGGCAAATTCGCTTTCTAACTACATATATCCGGGTTCTATTTCCGGGTCGTTCTTATGGGCCGATAGCTACGCAAATCAAGTTTGGTTAAACGATAGCTTGCAATCGTCTTTGCAAAGTCTACTAACCGCCATGAACTCTATCCCATATAACCCGGACGGCTTCGGGCTGGTTCGCACGGCAATGGCCGGGCCTATCACCGACGCGCTAAATTTTGGTGCGGTTCGTGCGGGCGTGGTTTTAGGCGTTAACCAAATTGCACAAATTAACGACGCGGCCGGCAACACCGACGCGGCGAATAGTGTTTCGTCCGACGGGTATTATTTGAGCGTTACGGATCCGGGCGCCACCGCGCGCACGCAGCGTAAAACGCCAAATATCCGGTTCTTTTATGCCGATGGTCAATCGGTGCAACAAATCAATTTCACTTCTAACGAGGTTCAATAATGGGCAATAATCGCAATATTACGTCGGCGGACAGTGTTTTTACTTTAGCCATTACGGGCTTATACCCGACGCCCGTCAATATCGGCGGCTATGCTTCGGACCGTGCCTTTGAAACGGACGCGGTCGACGTTGCGGAAACCGTTATGGGCGTGGACGGCAACATGTCGGCGGGTTGGATACCTAACACGACCATGCAAACCGTCACGCTAATGCCGGATAGTCAATCGTCGGATATTTTTGAAAATTGGGACCGTGTCGAAACGTCACGCCGTACTAAGCTATTCGCAACGGGCGAAATACAAATACCCGGCACGGGTCGCAGGTACACACTAAGTAAAGGCGTTTTAAAGCGCGTTACTCGCGTTCCGTCCGCAGCTAAAACCATGCAACCGCGCCCCTTCGTGATTGAATGGGGATCCGTAACCGTTAGCCAGATTTAAGCACCATGCGCAAAACCCAAACCGTGACAATCACCGCCACCGGCCGCGACCAAGGTAAAACCTTTCTAATCACCGAAATGCCGGCGTCACAAGCCGAAAATTGGGCGATTAGAGCCGTCTTTGCAATGGGCAAATCTAACGTCGACATTCCTATGGACGCCGTTTATGCGGGTTGGGCGGTGGTGGCCACGGTGGGGCTTAAAGCTTTGTTGGGCGCGCCATATGACGAAGCACGGCCGCTATTAGACGAAATGATGGCTTGCGTTCAATCCGTACAGGATTCGGGAACGCGGCCGCTTATCGAGTCCGACATTGACGAAATTTCGACACGTATGTTCTTGCGCGACGAGGTGTTTAGGTTACACGCAAATTTTTCTATTCGCGAAACCCTATCGAGTATCCGGTCCGTTTTAGTGTCGGATCCGGCGTCGAATATTACGAATACCCAAACGTCGGATCTTATGTCGGATTAGTGGTATCTCGAAAGCTTGCGACCCTTGGCGAATTGCAGAGTATTTATGGGCTTGAAGATTTATTCGATTTAGTCGAGATTGTAACAATTGACGCCATTAACCGGCGAATCGCGGACGACACATAAATGGATATTATCGACGCCTTTATAGTTTCTATCGGATTAGACCCGACCGAATACGAACGGGGTGCCGACGACGTCGCGCGAATTAACGCGGCGTTAAAAGACAAAACCGTTAAAGACGCGAATGAAGTCGAAAAAGTCCAAAGTAAAGCCGGGACGGAATACAAGAAACGTCAGCGCGAAAGCGTCGAAGGCAATAAAAAAGTTTCCGATTCCTTTAATGCGGTCAAGCGCGAAACCTTAGGCATGTTAGCCGTGCTTATCGGCGCCAACAGCCTTAAAGATTTTGTAGCTAAATCAGTCACGGGTTTTACCACCATGCAGCAGGCCGCGCAACAGGCGGGGCTTAGCGTGCAAGATTTGGCCGCTTTTGGGTCTATGATAGAAGCAAACGGCGGCCAAGCCGACTCGGCGCGGGCGTCAATATCCGCCTTGGCGGCAACGCTCGAAGCCGCGCGAACTGGTTTACGACCGCTATCCGGCCCCATGCTTATGGGCATGAACCAAATCGGCGCGGGGCTTGAAGATGACCCGTTGCAAATATTCCAAAAATATGCCGCATGGGCAGAAGGTAAAGACCCACGCTTGGCCGCGCAAACCGGTCGCGCACTTGGGTTTGACCAAGCGTCGATTGACTTAGCCATAAAAGGCAGCGCGGCGGTTGCGGACGCTTTCGCAAAGGCGCGCGAAAATTTACCAACCCCGGCCGACGTCGAAAAAGTTCGCGACTTGCAAATCGCTTTTGCGGATTTAAAGCAAGACGTGAAGGGGTTCGCCTTCGGGATGTTGACCGACGCAGCGCCGGCACTACGAATTATAATCGATCTTGTCGACAGGCTTGTCGAATCGCTTAAAGGCTTCCGTAACGATAAAGAGAACAACCCCGAAGCGTATCAACAGCGCGTGCAAGCCTTTGCAGACCGGGGCGTAATGTTTCCGGGGCTTATGGCTTTTTTCACGGGGGATCCTAACGCCGAAGCACCACAAGCCGGGGGCGGGGGCAATCGTCCGGGTATTTACACCGGCGGCGCGGGCGGTGGGGGCGGGGGCAATCGCGCCCGCCAAGCCAAAGCTTACTTTATGTCGCAAGGGTACACGGCGGCGCAAGCGTCCGGCATGGTTGCGGGTATGATTGCCGAAAACGACACAATGGACCCGACGCGAACAAACCCAACGTCGGGCGCGCTAGGCGTCGGACAATGGCTTGGTGAACGTAAAAGTCAGCTTTATTCTTACGCGCAGGGGCAACGACTCAACCCCTTGGCTTTTGACACTCAATTGGCTTTTATGGCTTGGGAATTACGAAACGACGAAGCGCGGGCCGACCGTCGGATCCGAAGCGCGCAAACCCCGCAATCGGCGCTTAGCGCGTACATAACTGAATTTATGAGGCCCGCCCGCGGACCGGAAACGCGCGGCGATTTAATACGAGGCGCGCGCGCGTTAAGGCAAGTCACGGTGGGGCAGATAAATATTCACACGCCAA